CAGACTCGTCAGAATTACCAAATAATCCATCAAAGAAATTTCCTATAGTGGTGTTTTCAAATACACCAAATATAGCATCTATCACTCTCATAGTAATTGATTTAAAGAAGTCTATTATAGTATCTCCAAGTCTTTGGAAACCCAATTGAACTTCCGAAAGGTCTCCTGTAAATATACCCTTCCATATAGTAGCTATACTACTTACCATACCAAGAACATACTCAATTAAGTCAGTCAATAGTCCAATAGAAAATGTTATTGTATTCACCGCTATTGCTATACTACCACCAAGTATTTCACCAATCACTTGTAATGTCTTTCTAAGAACTTCACCGTCTTCATTAACTCCACCAAATAAAGCACCAAACTCTCGTAAAGCATCTCCTATTTGTCTGAATGAATTAAGTATAGGTTCTAATATACCTTGTGCAAATGGTGCAAGTAACGTTATAAGACGAATACCCGCCGCAGATAACATATCACCAAGTTCCGTGAAAAGACTCGTTACTTCTCTTCTTCTTTCAAGAGCTTCTGCTTCATCATCTAATTGCTGTTTTGTTATATCACCAAGTGCTTCTCCCGCAGCTAATCTCTCTTGTACTAAACTTAACTGTGTTCTTTCAAGATTACCAAATCTACTTTTAATTTGTTGTTGACGAATTAAATCACTTAATTCCATTCCCGTAGCATCAACAATAGCTTGTTGTTGAATTCTGTTCATTTCAGTTAAGTCTCCAAGTCTACCAACTTGATTAACTACTTCCTTCTGTGCTTCAAGTGCTTCTCCCTGAAATGCTAATGAACGTGCTCTGTTAAAGTTTACTCGTTGTCCTAATAATGCTGACAACTGTAGTTCAGAGTTTATCGAACTTTCAAACTCAATAAGTTTATCTGCTACTTCAGCGGCTTGTCCTATAGATGTTCCCAATTTCTCTGCTTCAACTGCCGCTGCCGCTAATTCAGATACAGACCCACCGAAGAATTGAAATGCTACTTCAGAGTTTTCTGCTATATCTTCTAATACTTTCTGTGGTGCTACTCCTACTAAGTCAGATGCTTCAGTAACCATCTGAACCATACTCTGTGCAGTTTCAGATGATGAACCTGACATTGTGGAAAATATCTTATTAACTTTTGCAGAAGTATCAAGTGATACACCAAAGTTCTTATTAAGAACTGTCATTGATTTTAATACCGCTGAAGATGCCTGTTCTATATTATCAAATTCTTGTGTAAATGCACTTGCCGCATTTTGTACATCTTCAAATCCTACTCCAAGTTGAGCAGTATCCATTACAACACTTGATATATTATCTCCAAGTTGTTGAGTATCGTTTGCAAGTAATCCTGTCTCTTGTCTAAATGCTTCAACGGATTGTGCAATTTGAAAAAATCCTACTGTTGCAAGTGCGAACAAAGCTGCTGCCGCAACCGCTGCTGCCGTAAATGGATTAGATAATAGTGGCCCTAATGCTTTTGCTTTTGCAATACCACCTGCAAGTCCTGCACTAAATGAACTGGCGAATGATGATGAAGCCATTCTTGCCTGTCCGAATGATTCTACAAATCCTTCTTTAAAAGACATACCTACCAACTGAATAGTATCTGTTAAATTGCCTATCAGTGGTTCAAGAAATGAATTTATTAATCCACCTAATACAGGAATTTGGTCTACCATAGAAACAAGACCACCCAATGCACCCGTAATAGAATTTGTGAAATTATCCATTTTCTGTTCTAATACAGAAATTTCATTACCTATCATAACGTGATTTTGTAATAATCCTTGAGCTGCTGTTATTTGTTGTAATGCAGCATTTTTTAACTTTTCATTAACACCAAGGTTTTTTTCAGATATATTTACAGTTTGACTCTTTAGCTTATTAATAGTATTTGTTATATCTTCTTCATCTTCAAGAGATTCTAAAATTTCTTTTGTAATATCAACTTCATTAGATAATGTCTTATTTCTTTTATCCGATTTCTTTTGGAGTGAAGACATATCATCATTAATCTCACTAATTAAAGATGTGGTAATGCCTAACAAGTCATTATATTCTCGTTGGTTATTTATATTTTCTCTTGAAGTATCTGCCATTTTTAGTAATCAAATCCTAAGGCTTTTCTTACAGCAGGAGATAAGTTTTTCTTAATTTCTTCTTCATCCCCATCTGCATATTTTTCTATTTTATCTCTCGTTTGTTTCATAACTCGGTCAGTATCATCAACCGCACGTTGTACATCTTTGTCATTTTTTATCTTTGAAGATACTCCCTTCGCAAAAAGTTTTCCCAACCAACTACTTTCTTTTAACCACTTATTGTGAGTTTCCATAAATAGTCTCTTTTCTTCTTTTGTTAGTTTCATAGTAATATTGTTTATTCTGTACCTATAAATATAGACATATAAAAAAAGTAAAGACCAAGAGTATTTATTTCTTAATCTTTACTTTTGATTTTGGTTTATTATTGTCCTTTATTTTCTTTTCTCGGTCTTCTAATAACTTGGCCAGTTTCTTATAGTAGAATAGTCTAAGATGTACTGGCATATTATATACATCTGAATGTACAAAGCCATTACCGTGAAAACAAAGGTCAAATATTTGTTCGTGTAGTATGGACTTATAGTTATTCGGAAGGCCAAAAAAAGTTAGCGCCCATCGGAATGGGTCTTACCTCCTTCTCACCTGTTTGAGAATTTATATAGTCATAATTCATTTCAACGTCAGGTTGAATAGATTTTACGAACATTCTAAATGCTTTAGTATCTCGTGTGATAAACTTATTACTGATAAAAGATGTGATTGCTCCTATTGAATCGTCACCGTCAACTGATTCAATCATATAACGGTATCGTGTGGTTAGTTCTGCTGAAGGTGCGTTCTTATTAAGTCTGCTTTGTGCTTTAATATCTTGACTAATCTGCTTCTCGTCACCGTGTGTTAGTAACTTAAAGACTAACTTATTTTTTCCAAACGGTGTTTCGAACTCATATAAGTTTTTTCTGTTTAACTTATCGTCATCTATGTCTTTCATTGGAATCCCTTTAAGGTCTACTACTATCTCTTCCTTCTCGTCAAACTCATTAGTAACTTCAATCTTGTATTCAGGGCCATAAGCCAGAACACGAGTTGCTAACATAATAGCATTTTTGTCACCAAGTATAATTTGTGAAGGGTCTACGTCACCTACAATTACTGACTCAAATAGTTTGTCTAATGCAAGACCTTTTTTGATAAGATTTCTTGACGCTAAAATTTCTTCTTCTTTAGCGGTCATATATTTTATTTCAATAGTTCCGTCACTTAGTGGACTATCTTCGGGATATACTAACCCTTTAGATGGGAGTTCTATAACTTCCGTTGGAAAATCGTATGTTTTGCTCATAACTTTCGTTTATTAATTGTTTATATATAAGTATATAAAAAATAAAAAGTTATAAAAAAACCCCGTACACCGAAGTATACAGGGTTTGTAATATTCTAAATAGGAGAAACTTTAGAATTCAAGTATTGCGTAATCGTATGATAGTCCAACCGTGATTTCTGCCACTTCATTGGAATCAAATGCTACATCATTGAAGTTCGCTGAATTAATAAACGCTCCCTTCAACTTCCACTGTTCAATCTTATCACCTACTGGCCCTAACATATAGAAGTCAATGTCCTTCTTATAGAAGTCTGCATATCCTTTTCTACCTGTAATAGACTCGTGTCCTAATCGAACCCACTCCATTACTTGTTGAGCACCTGAAGGTACAATAGGGTCATATAGAGTAATCTCTATGTCTTCCCAATTTCCCTTACCTTGTAGTTTTCTCTTGATGTTAATGTGGTCAAGTTCTACCGTTTCAAACGTGATTGAAGGACGTGACGCCGCTTTAATCAAATAAGATTGAATACCGTCTACTTCCATAATGTAACGGTTCTTCATCTTTGGTTCAAAGTTCGTATAGAACATTTGGTCAAATTCTAATACTTCTGCCATAATTTTATATTCTCCTAAAAGTTTCTACTAATAAATATGTAGTTTTTCAATTTTCTGTTTTAATTACGATGAAAAACTTGCACCCGTTGGTAGAATATTGAAATCAATTACGATAAATTCAACTGTCTTCGCTGGCTGTAAGAAAATACTACCCGCTAAGATGTTTCTATCAATTACGTCAGGTGTGTTGTTAGACTCGTCCATAACTACTTTAAATGCGTACAGTCCTTGTCTTTGTTGTATTCCTTCTAAGTAAGGATTAACTGTATTAATAAATCTTGCTCGTGTTTGAGAAGTATTCTGTTCGAATAGTAAGAACCTTGAAGTAGAAGCGATAAACTTCTTAACTCTAATCAATAGTCTTCTTACATTAATTCTGTCAAGTGCTGAAGCTCTATCCTGTAGTGTCTTCTGACCGTATGCTACAATACCCTGTCTTGGGAATGTTGCGATTGGATTCACTTTATTTTCATATAGTGTATCTCTTTCTTCGTGTGTCAGACGGTTACTTACAGATGATGCTCCAATGATTCCACCTCTCGTTAGTCCCGCAGGTGCAAACCATTCAGCTGCAAGGTTGTCATTCGCTGCGTACACTGCTGGCATTAGTACTGAAGGTGGTACACTTACCAATCGGTTAGTGTTAATGTCTACTGTCTTAACCCAAGGGTAGTATGAACCTACATAGTTGGAGTCTACTGAATTAGCTTGTCCTGTTACCTGTGTGATTGAATCTCCCTCTGCTGTCAAATCTCCGATGAAGAATGCGTCCTGTCTTGCTTCTACCAAGTCAAGTGCTTCAGTCCATACAGATAGGTGTAGTCTTCTCACAACACCTGGAACTGTTAGTAAGTTGATGTCATAAATGTCTTCGTTAGAAAGTGCGTCAAAACATCTACCGTATGCTACTGAACCTGATGCCGTTGTACTTGACAAGTCAAATCCTTGTGAGTTACCTGTTGAAATTGAACTTCCTTTAGAAGTTTCAACCGCAGGAGACTTACCATCAAATCCACCTTGGAATACAAGTGTGAATTGTCTGTTAATCATATCGTCCGTTGCTGAACCTGTTGCTTCATAAGTAAGTCCAATACCGTCAATGTTTCCGTCAAATGCGAATACAGTGTTTGACCCCGTACTTGCTCCATCTGGAATTGGTTTTAGATACTGTGCGTTATCAATCTTAACACCTGTTTCAACATCAACACCTGAATATCTGAAAGGATTTCCGCTCGTATTGTTAGTAGAATCTTTTTGATATACTACATTTGGAAATGTTGCTGAAGAACCTGATATATTAACAGGTAGTTCTGGGGCTTCGTGACCAAATGGTACTGCTGATACAGGATAAGAACCCTGATTCGCTACCTCTACTCTTATATAATCTGAATTGTTTTGCCAGTCTCCGTTCTCCGATACTTTACCGTTCATCTCGTCAAACGTTCTATTCATATCACCAATTACTCGTGCGATATAATTAGGAGATGCTGGGTCTAAGTTTACATTATTAAATGTTTCAAGTACTGTCTTTCTCTTGTCAGTGTCAGAAAATGCTCGTACTGTTACTGTGAATACTGAATAATCAGTTGCTCCACTTTCTCCCGCGGCTTGAACACCTGACAAGGAAATTTTAAAACGAGTATTTTCATTTGTTCCGTCACCAAGTGTGTGGAATCTGAAAAGTTGACTTCGCTGATTAGAAATTAATTGTGATACAACCCAAGGTGTAGATGCAAACTGTGCATCATATCCAAAGTCCTGTGTTGGTAAATCTGTTATAGCAGTTACTGAACCACTTAGGTAAGCGTCTGATTCTACTATGTTTTCAAAATAAGTGTATACATAAGCATTTTTAGTTCCAAGTGGATTATTTCCATAAATATCATCTACATCGTTTGGATTTCTTGGATTTAATGATGCTGATATACTTGCTGAACCTGAACCGTCAGTTAGAATACCGTCACCTGATAATAGAAACTCTTCTGAACCTGATGCTGTACTCACAGTCACATTCGTAAATCCTGTTTCTTCACCCAACATATAATCTTCTGTAGCGTGTAATGTACTTATTACACTTGCCGTGCTTGAACCTGATGGAGTTATACCAAGTACTAATGGGCTAACTTGTTCGTATCCACCAATACCCAATACCCTTACGATTGTTGCGGTTCCTGCTTCTCTCAAATAGTTTTGTACTGCGTAATCTGTGTAGTAAGTCCCGTCAGGTGTTCCAAATTTCTGTTCAAAGTCTGCCTGTCCGTCTACTACGGTTGGGACAAATGCAGGGCCTTGCTTAAATGGGCCTACAAAGGCTGCCCCAATTTCTCCGATTCCCTCTGGTAGGAATGATAAGTCATTCTCTCTTGTGAATACTCCAGGGGATACGATACGTTCTGCCATATTAAATTCTCCGAATTAGTTATTTTAAATTAATTTCTATATCTATAAATATGAATAAATTTTTCAAACGAAAAACTTATAATTTCTGATAAGCTGTTATAGATTTCCATATATACATATAAATATAAGGTTAACGATGGAAACCTATAAATTTTATTATTACCGATAATGTCCACCACCTACCCAAAGTACTAAAGACTTTCTCGTTCCTTTTGTAATTGGTGTTACTCTGTGCATCATATAGGAAGGAAATACTACTACCTTACCAAATCCTCGTGGAGTTGTTAACCAACTATCACCACCTTGTGTAATTTGTAGGTCACCGCCTTCATAATCATCTGCTTCCGAAATCTGAACGGTAACTGATACTTTACGAAGTGATAACATTCCAGGCCCGATGTCTTGATGGGCACCATAATGTCCTTGTTCTTCTGCGTTATAAGTGGTATATTGTATTTGTTCGGGAGCTGATATTAAATCGAAGTTCCATAGAGCTTCATTCGCTTCCATTGACAAATCCAATAATCTTCTATATACCCAATCAAACTTTTCATTTTGTGGTAACCACTTAATATTAGATGAACGTATAGAAGAACTATCAGAAGAAGCAGTTGTTGCTTTCTGAAATGGAACCTCTTCCGCTAACCTAAGTATTCTATTTGTTTCTTGTCTACTAAACCCATCATCGTAAGAATA